AAGCCAAGTACGCCGTACCAACCCATTGGGCGGTGACGCATCAACTTGTCAACTACTGGTCCGATGACTACGTGTGGCTCTTCAGCAACGGCTTCTGCCATTGCTTGCTGTCCAGCGAGGATTGTGCGGTACACCTTTGCAGATGAAGCACCGTCTGTTGCTGAGTAGAGACGTGGTGACTCAACGAAGTATGCACCTTCGTAAGTTCCGATTTCTCCAGCCCAGATGCGGTCCTGTGCAGAACCGTACTGGTTAGGAAGAAGCCATCCTGCAGAACCTGTCTCAGCGCGGAGGTCGTGTGAAACTTCTGGGTGGATACCAGCCCAGTAGAGTGAACCCTTGCGAGCAGTTGTCTTGTTAGCGCGGAGTTTTGCAACTGCCTTGCGAACGTTTGCAGATGAAAGTGTTGCGGCAGCAGTAATTGTTGCTGTTGATGTTGCTGTTGAACCTGAGTAGATGACGTTTGAGCCACCGCGAAGAGTTGTCATCGCAATAGAATCAATTGAATCTGCAAGGTTGAATGCAATGATGTTAGCAATTGCTGGGTCAACATCTGCAAGTGAGAACAACTCAAGTGCACGAGTTACTAGAACTGAGTTACCGTACTCGTTAAGAGTAATGGTGACTGATGTTGGTGTTGACATTGCTACTGCATCTGGGTCAGCATCTTCTGTGAGTGCTGTTGTTGCTGTTGAAAGGTCAACGTAGCGCTGTAGAACTACTGTTGAGCCAGGGATTGATTGGCGTGCTGGGCGCTTGTCGGCGACTGAACGAATAAGTGGCTCGCTGCGAAGTGCGAACTCAAGAAGTCGGTCATAAGCCTTCTGAACTAAACCAGCACCACCAGCGGTTCCTCCGAGAGAGGAAGAGCCTGTGGATACATATGAGTTTGCCATTTAGGTATATTTCCTTTTGTAGTTAGAAACTATGATTATTTATTCTTGTAAGCGAAGTAAACTCAAAATCTCTTCCGCTGATTCAGCGTGGTCGAGGCGATAGTTTAGGTCTTCTGCTTTGTCAGGTGTGTATGCACCCTGTGTAACGACGTCCTGCTGACGTAATGCAGCGCGGTCCATCTCGTCTACTTTAGGGGCTTCCTCTGCCTTAGTTAATCCGAACAAGTCTCCGTTTTCGTCGAGCCAGTTATTTACTGATTCTTCGTTAACATCATCTATGTCCTTAAGGATTAGACGTACAGCCTTAGGATTTACACCCTTCTTTTCTAGGACTTCCTTGACGGTTCTCTCACGTTGAACCTTGGATAATGAATCCAATTGGTCGGTGAGTTCCTTGATTCGTTTCTCATCATTACGCTTGGCTTTCCGCAACTTCTTTAAGAGGTCGCTTCCATCCATATTGCCAGTGACTTCTGTGTCCAAGTCATCGTCTTCTTCATCCCAGTAGTTGTTGCTCATAGCAACTTTCCACCCTTCTATTTGTAGTAGTCGCAAGCCTCAGGTTCCAGTCGGGGGATTGGCCTGGCTCTTGCTATCGGTCTAATACGCTGACGGGGCCGATAGGTCCGTTCAGGATTCTATTTAGAACTGTCCAGAAGAGGACGTTCTCCTTAGGTACTGCGTTGAGAATGCACCAGGTCCTACTCCAGATTCACCTTGGAACTGTGCTTCTTCTCGTGCAACCAGTGCTTCTTTCTTACGCTTTGCTGATGCAAGTCCTAATAGGTTTGCTTGCTCTGCTTCACGTTGAGAGTACTGGTCCATAGTTGGTGCGTAGATAGAACTTAATTTCTCCATAGTTGGAAGTTCTCCAGCAATCTTTTCATAACCAGTTGATGCACCTGCAGCGGATACTCCAGCAGTTTCAAGTGCCTGTGCACCGAGAGTTCCAGACTTAACATTTGCATATGAAGCAGATGTTGTTGTTGTATCTGCAAGTTGTGCTTGTAGGCCCTGACGAAGTGCTGCTCCGCCAATCTCTGCTGCTTGAACTTTACGCTCAAGTGCTGGTAGTTGCTGCTCTGGGTCAAGCATTGCTGCTACTAAATCTGTTGCACCTAGCATTGGGAAGAACCTACGAAAAGCCTCTGTTGTTGCTGGCTCTGCCTTAAGTACTCTATCATATGCAATAGATACACGTTGCGCTGCTTCATCAACAGATACATCTGCTGCAATAAGTTTTGTGTACCAATCTTGGTTATCCATATTATTTAGACCATAAGACTTAAACATCTTTGAGTATCCACGCTCTTGTTGTAAATATGTAGATTCATCAAGAAGTGGCATCTTATTCTTTAGGCGTATTGCGTTGCCTGCAAAACGAGTAAGATATGGATTATTGTAACGAGCATCATAACGAAGCAAATTAAGAATTTCTTCACCATCTGCTTCTGGAAAATCTGCAATAACTTTGTCAACCATATTAGCAATACCGTCAATACCATATGATGATAGGAGTGCAGTTAACCCAGCAAATTTATCTGTTTGAACAGGTTTTGCAGGAACAAAATCTAGACTCTTTGCAATTGGAAGTGAACCATCTTCAGCATATCCATTAGCATCTACATCCACTGGACCATTAAGTGTTTGAACAGTTCCAGCCTTTGTCCACGTTGGTTTAACAGGCTGGTCTGGTGCTACTGGTCCCACAAAACCAGTATCTCCTGGTTTATTGGCAGGGGTTGGCATCTTTACGGATGGAGTAAAGTTAGGTATAAGTCCAGAAGTAGGAGCAACTGCTGCACCAGGTTGTGTCTTTGTTGGTGCTGGATTAGCATTAAGATAATCACTATAGGTTTCTCTATCTTCTAAAGGAAGACTCTTTTGAAACCTTTCCCACTGCGCTTTAGTCATTACCATTATGCAGGTCCAATTCCGAATGCTCTAACAATCGCAGTCAATGCGCTTTGCTTAGTATTCTTATATGTTTCAGTGTCTTTGAACTCTGGTTTTGCGTAAAGAATCTTCTTATATTCTGTAGGTGACAATGGCTTATCTCCAGCGGCAACTTCATAGAAATCTGCTGGCTTTAACTGTGATGTTGGCTTACCATAAATCTGTGAGTAGACGCTTGCGTATGGTGCAACAAGGTCAGATACTTCTGCACCCTGGTCAATCAAATCTCTGAATCCTGGATATAGAGCCTTGGCCTGCTGCTTTGTAACATTAATAACATTAGCCAAAGCCTGCTCGCTGCGGACACCTTGAATAGCCTTCTTGTAAACTTCTGAATCGTTTACAGGAATTCCACTATTAACATATGCGTTGCGTATCTTATTAACAACCATACCCAAAGCACCTTCTTGTAGCAGTGCATCATCCTTGGTATCTGGTGTAGACATTGCTGTCTTGTATCGTGTGGCAGCAGCATCCTGAATATACTTCAGACGGATGTCTTCACGCTGCTGTGGGCTAATTGAACCCCCCTGTTTAGCCTCAAGTTTCTGCACTTCTTTGGCATATGATGAAGCAATCTTGTTATCCACTCCAGCATTAAAGACGTCCATAAACTGGGTATTAAGTTCTGATATCAGCGCAGCAGATGGAGTTACAGATGGACCTTTGCTTGGTGTGCTAAAGAATGAAGCAGCAAGATTCTTATTTACATAAAACTTATCAACGCTTAACTGATAATCTTCTCCAACTTTGTCAGAGTATGTCATCACCTTAGTCAAAGCATCAATATCTGCTTTGCGTGGAGCAATTGTATTACCCATAGCAATAAGACTTTGTGCCGTTGGCTCTGTTCCTGGCTTATAGATACCAGGAATCTGAGCAAGTTTCGCAAGAAGGTTTGCTTTATCTTTATTAGATAATCCAGAAAAAGCCTCTATAGCAGAAGTATCCGTATATTGAGTCTGCTTTGTAATAGCAACTGGTGCCTCTAGTTGGCCTCCAACATATCTTCCTGGGGTCTGACCAACGTAAATTGGAGAACCAAGCGGACGACCATCAAGGCCAGCCTTAGTTCCACTTGTGCCATAAGGCGCAGTGCCACTTGATGCTAAAATTTCAGGACTTACATTTGCAGCATCTGCACTTGCACTTCCTGGCTTAGCCTTTGTTGATGGGGCTGGCATAGGTGTCGTTGATGACATTGACTATCCCTCCAATTCTGATTTGAAGAATGTGTAAAAGAATTTCTGGAACTCTGGATTGCGAGCAAGGATTCCTTGTGCTTGCTCTGCTAACCAAGTTCTCTGTGGTTCCGCACTCTTGACTGCAAGGGTGCTATTAGGGTCACGACCTGCACGCTCTAGCGCAATGCTGCGTAGATACATATAGTCACGCAGACCCTGAACTGCATCTGAATCTAGGAATCTTTCATCCTTGAGAATGCCATCAATCTGTGCCTGAACACGTGCATCCTTGAAGTAATCTGTGGTGATAGATAATCCACGTGCTGCATAACTATCTCCTAGTGCAGATAGTGCGCTGTCATATTCATCCTTGCTCCAACCCTCGGCAGCAGAACGAGTAAGTAATCTATCTTTAGCGGCAAAGTAACGAATGCGTGTTACCTTTTCGATAATCTCATCCTTCTTAAGGACTGTGCGATTGCCACGTTTCTTTTCCCAACGCATCATTTCCTGTGACAGTCCACCACCAGGGTAGATATATCCATAGGTATCTGGGTACTTGTCTGCTACATCTGGGTTATCACGAAGGAGTTCATAACTATATAGGTTAGTTGCTGAACCACTTGTATATCCAATGATAGCAAAGATATAGTTAGGACCGTATAGGTCAAGGAAATCAGCATAGGCTTTGTTCTTATCGTTGCCTGCCGCTACTTCCATCTCACGGAAATCCTTGTAAAGTGCTGAAGAAAGCGCTACGCTTCCATCATCCTTTGTTGTCAAGCCTTCCATTGTGAGTGGGAATGGTGAGAAGAATCCGAAGAATCCTCTAAACATAGTAAACATCTTTGCAAATCTGTCTGAATCCTTGAGCAATCGAGCCTGGTCATCAAGGTTATTTAGGTCGTAATCTCCACCTGTTGCTAAGTAGTTAAGAGTAGGAGCAAACGCTGAACCGTATGCAGCCTCACCCAATACTGGAGCAAGTAGTCTCCTGTAATTAGGGGTCAAGAAGAATCCTTCTACAAAGCCACTACTTGTGTCAACCTCACCGAATGGATAAAGAACTTTATTTACTTTATCTTTTAACAAAGGTGGCAGAAGATTAAGTGGGTTAACACCAAACTTATCTAATACACTAAGCGGCAGAGTTACACCAATACCAAATCCAGGAAGTGTAGTTCCAGAAGCAAATGCAAAGTTAAATGACTGTGGTGTTGTTGAGAATGCTACAGGACCCTGGGTTGATAGACCCTTCATACCTGTAACATTAGAAAGAAAGTTTAATCCAGTAGACATAAACGGAACAAAGAATCTACGCTCATTTGTTTCAGGGTCATTGTAGAAGAATCCCTGATTCGGGTCGTAAATATCTTTGGCATCTGTCAAAGAGTAAAGGCTTGATGAGTCTGGTTTAGATAGCCACTGCAAACTCTTGGCAATTTTATAAATATCGTTAGGGTTATTTGCAGCAAGTTTGCTCCAAGCACCGATTGTATTACCCCAAGCCTGAGCAAATGGGGCTATAAGGCGTACCTGATGGGCTATAAGACGCTTACGTGAGGCATCATAGAAGAGTTCTGCTACACGCTTGTTAGCAACCGTAGAGGCGTATGCGTGGGCTTCATCTGCTGTAATTGTGCCAGTACCCTTAGCGGTCTTAAACGTATCCCATACTTTATGAGCAGAACCGATTGGTTTGCCATCCCAACTCTTAAGTGGAGATAGGGACTTCTTTGCCATACCCTCTAACTTGGAAACAGCCCCAGCATCTAGTGCGTGGGATAGACTATAGATAGCATCCCAGTATGACTGACGCCATTCAGGTCCCATTGTTGACTGCTTTTCAAACTTAGTAGAGATATTAAAGAATGAGCCAGCAATACGGCTACCGATGCTGCCTTCGCCTTTAAGAATTGTGCTCTTCTTGGGTATCTTATAAAGAATGTTGTCCCAATTACCCTGGCCGTCAAAGGCTTCACGAAGTTGCTGTGCAAATATCTGGTTAGAATCCTTTATTGACTTTCCAACCTTGCCTACTTCTTCAGCATTCTTAATAGAATTTGCTGCAGTATCAAAAGAACTTGGAACTACTATGCTTACACCAGCGCCTTCATACTTTCCTGTAGCAATCAGTTGACGAATGGCCGCAGAAGAGAATCCTTCGCGTCCTGCTACCTGAAATATACGCAAGGCTAGACTTACATCTTCACCATCAACGTTCTTTCCTGTATAAAGATATGTGCGTACTCCTTCATCGCTGCGCCAGAAGGCTCGGTTCTCTAATGGCTGGGCATTTACAAAGTTATCCCACTCTGCTTTACCCTTGCCACGGAGCAAGAAGTCAATAGCCTTTTGTTCTTCCCCAGGTTTTGCAAATGCAACTGCACGTGCTGCTGTAGATTCACGAAGAATGCGAATTTCATTAGCAAGACCTTCCCACCAACGTGGGTGTCCAAATGAACGAATATCATATCCCTGTGTTGCCTGGACTTTAGCAAGGTCAGAATCAAATGCTGAGATGTTTCGCTCTTGAAGCATCTTAAGATACTGGTACTGAACATCGTGTGCTGCAATTTCCATTGAAAATTCATCTGCTGCACTACCAAGTTTGAATGACTCATCAGTAATTGTGTGCTTATAAGGGTCAAAAGCAGCAAGTAGGCGACGTACTGGGTTAGATGAGGTCTCTCGTCCTAGCCACATACCCATTACTGCAAGCGGATTGTTAAAAAATGAAATATGGCCACTGGCCAAAACACGAATCTGCTCTTCTGCAATGTTGCGTACAACATATGCTGGGCGGACAAGTACAATTCTTTTCCAAACATTGTTGCTTATAAAATCTAGGCTATTCTTAACAACTCCAGCCTTGAGCAAGCGATTGGCTAATGATATTTCATTAAGAATATCTTTAATCGGTGGAAAATAAACTGTTGAATTAAGCAATTCTGAGTCTACGTGTGGACCAGAAATGGTTACTTTCTTGCCACCCATTAAAAGATAATCAAGTTTAGCACCGCGGACGTGTTGATTGGCCCAGTAGTTACCCATTTCGGTACGGCCATTCTCAAATACGCGAGTAAGTTCAGTAAGAACTTTTTCATTTACACGTGTTTTGTCAATGTTTGCACGCAAAATTTCATCAAAGAGTTTAGCGGTAGCAGTATATCCAGCGTTAGATGCATCTTCTGCGTAAACAATGGACTTAACTAAGTCATCAATTACTGCAGGTGCAACTTTTGCTGCGCGAGCATAGTTAATTACTGTATCAACTAGGGCATCTGTATCAGATGAATGAACAAGTTTGCCATTACCGATTACTGTTCCAAGGGAACGGTTAATCTCTTCATACATCTTACCCATCCAAGGCATCTTTGCATAGGCTGATGCAGCACGACCAGTGATGGCAGTCTTCAAGGCAAAGGTTTTTCCAGGAGCAATCTTGCTCATAACTGGACCTACCTTAGAACCAACGGCTGATGTTGCACTTCTTACAGCGCGACCAACTTTTGTTCCTTCTTCAAGTACATTCGCAACAACTGAACCTTCTGCAATATATGGAGCAAGAGCAAACATTGCTTCTTCTCTAGTAGTTGCCGCAGCAAGGGCCTTAGATTGTGCAACAGTAAATCCACCACGACGGCCTAAGCCTTTGCCAATGCTATAGATTTGCTTGAAATCCATACCAGCAAGAGTGTCAAATATAGCAGTGCCCTTTGGACTGTTAAGAAAATCAGCAATTGCAGTTTCGCTATAGACAAGATTATCTGCTTCATCTGCAACCTTAAGTTGCTCATCAAGAAGTTTTTGTACTACTGCTTGCTTTTCAGCCTTGGTAGCATTAGGTGCAAACTTAACATCATCAACTGCCAAACGAATTGCGGCTGCATTTTCTTCTAGTACAGAATCTAAATATGCAAGATGCTTAACAGCCTTTGCTGACTCTGCACCCCTAGATGTTTGTACTGCTAATTGAGCAGCCTCTTTAGCCTTCTTAGCCTTTGAAAAGATAATACCTGGGTCAGTCTTAAAAGCAATAACTAAATCGCCAAGTGTGGTAATTAAGCGAGCCTTTTCCGACTGAATATCTCCACCTGTATAGATGTAGGTAATTGGGTCAAAGATAGAAACTGGACGTTCATACTTCTGTCCGTCTACAACAAATGTAGTCTTAGCAATCTTCTTCTGCTCTTCACGAGCAACAAATCCTGCACCAATTTCTTCTGATGCGAAGAATCCAGAACCTAGGTCAATTCTTCCTTCATCTACATATTGCTTGAGGGCTTGGTAGATTGTTGTTTGACGAAGTTGTTTTTGTGGGTCAAAAAGATTTGAGTTACTTATGTCATACAACCCAAGACTCTCACGTGTGTCATTTGGATTCTTTGGTGCACCAGAAAAGGCATCTACCTTGCCATCTTTGATGGCTTGAATTTCTGGACCAACTGCAGAAGTTACATCCCATACATTGCGAACAAGTCCACCAAGAGCCTCAAAAGTTGCTTGTGGCAAAAGGAATCCTGTGCGAGTTACACCTTTGAGTCCAGCCCAAAGTTTTCCACGTAATGTGTTATTGAACTTTTCCGTAGAAATTCTTTGTGATTCTTTTTGTGCATCGAGTTCACGCTGTGCTTTTGTCTGAGCATCAATTTGTGCAAGAGCAGTAAGTAATTTACTTTGAGGTAATGCGTTATTTTTAGCAAGCGCAGTTACCATACCAGCAGAAAGTTGTGGATTTGTCTTCAGAATGTTTAGAGTGCTGATGCCTTGCTGTGTTGGAATCTGAGCAGCAGACTTTACAAGGTCTTCATAGTCAGCCTGTACCTGATTAGTATTTCTTTCTTCAACGCCAGTAAGAATCCAGTTGCCGTTTTTGTCCTTAGATACTCCAGGTAGTTGACTCATCCAAGCCTACCTTCACGCTCCACAGTTTCAAGTATGCGGCGAACATCTTCGTTACGTGGGTTTTGTAAATACAAAGCCTGTAGCGCTTGGACAGCATCATCAAGTTGCCCAGGAACTGCTGCAGGTAAATTAAGAATTTCTGGACCAGCACCAGGACCCATTGGATTACCCTGTGTTACTGGTTCACTTGGACGCTCAGTTGGTGCTCCTAATGGAGTAATTGCTGGTCCTTGTGAAAGTGCTGCAAGTGAAGGAGCAGAAGATGCCTTTGGTGCATTAGGGCCAGCCATTGCTGCGCCTTGCTGTTGTTGCATAGTTGCTTGGCCTTCGCCATAAGCCATACCTGAGATGTAGCGTGCTGGTTGTGTACCAGATTGTCCGTTGCCACCAGTTGCTGAAATGTTAGCGGGGTTGTTCTGCGGTGCGGTAGGGCGCATTCCGCCTCTGTTTTCTGCCATTTATTTCTCCCTACTTAGTATGCTTGAATTGTACTTTCGATATGTAAGGTGGAGCAGTAAAGGCTGAAACCTTGGCTGCTATCTCCATCGCTTCGTAGGCATCTGCTCCAGCGTGTAGTGCTCCTATTGCATACGCTGCACCAGAACCTGTTGCATAAACTCCATCTGCATTTCTGGTAACCGATAGGTCATCATCAATGTCAAAAATTTCTCCACAGACTGCAATCAAAAACTGAAAGCGTTGGTCTGTTTTAGGTTCATCAAAGTTAAAACCATTTGATGATAAACACTTACGCAAAGAAGGCATTACCTTTACAATCATAAAGTGGTAAAGGTCTTCTCTGTCTTGTTTAGTAGGAACTGGAGGTTCCCAAATATGTTGTGCTACATCGCAAGGTAGAACTTCACCTGAGCCAGCAATTAAAAACTGTCCTCGTTCTGAAATTTTCTTGACATCTGGATGTGTGTAAATCTTTCCACTGTCATCTGTAGTCTGGCTATCTGCAACTAGCACGCAATCTTTTTCGTACTGTAATCCTATAATTGTTGTCATTGTCCCCAACCCTTTTACTGACGTCGTATAGTACGAACGCTTGCGCTTGCCTGGCCTGAACCAGAAAGGCTTGACAATAAACTTTGCAATTCAGGTGGTTGTTCTGCTGGTGGCATCTCTGCTGGCATACCTTCTGGTGCAGTAGGAGCGCCTCCTGCTGGAACGCCTTCGGGAGCAGGGGACGGTTGCTCAACCATTTGTGGTGCCCCAGCAGGAGGAACTTGTTGCTGCGGAGCGAATGTGGCCTCAATAGCATCTTCTAATGAGATACCCTTTTGACGAGCCTTGATAACCGCAGCAATTTTACGAACTACCTCTGAAGCATCTTGTCCCTGAGTTGCCATCTGTGGAATAGCCTGAGAGAAGGCTGTAAGTGAACCAAGAAGCGAAGAACGCATCTGCTCAATTTCAATCTTCTCAAGTTCTTGTGTGACGTTAACTGTGAATGGTAGTTCACGCATAGCCATATCCTTAGAGATAAGACCGCCACCTAGTGCTTGAAGCATAAAGATAAGACCCTGTGCAGGGTTAAGACCAGCAAGCATTCCGTAACGGACATCGGCTGAGTAGTCACCCTTGATGTCTCTGCCTGGTCGGTATGTGATTTCGTAAGGTGAACCAGAGTCAACACCACGAATGGTCTTCTCTTCTGGATAGATTACTTCATCTGCCTCAAAGCAGAGGCTAATAACATCGCGTAGTGCTGCAGCAAAGATTGCTTGAGCAGACTTAACTTGGGTATCGAATGCACCCATAAGTGCCTGTACGCCTTGTCCAGTGACGATAGAGGCATCAATGTTTCCAGTACGCGATTCTGGATAGCGTGAACCAACACGCAATTCTTGGTTAAGTACTTCTTGTTCGGTGAATGCACCTGATGGAATGTTGAGTTCCACACGTCGTACACCCGCTGGATTTGCTGTTCTGATAACAGCGTCTCCACCAAGTTGTAGTTCCTGAACATCGTTAGGAAGAACAATTGGAGCCTGGACAGATTTCTCTGCTGCTTCCATAGCAAGGAGTGCGAAGCGGTTACGTAGTAACTGGATGCCAAGGACATCATCAAACTGTCCACGAAGTTCACCGTCAATAGATGGCTTACGTGCGACAACAATCATCATCTTGCCTAGTGGATTCTTAGCATAAGATAGAACTAAGTCTCCCTTTGACGGGATGTAGATAATTGACTGGTCTTTGTCATAATAGCGAATCATCTCAATCTGAGCGTTGAGGTCTTGCTTGTAGCCGTAGCCACCAAGAAGTTCTCTTTCATACTCAGGAAATTGTGAGACCAGTTCGCCTAGTGTCATTACATATCGCTTAGCAAATGCAACGCAACGTCCGTAGCGGTCAAATTCTGGGTAAGCCCCAATTGGATTTTCTACGCGGATACGTGGCATTCTTGATTCTTCGTCTAATTCAATAATGAAAGGGACGAAACCGTAGGTGAGATACCAGTCAGCACCTGAGTACATATGTACTGACAGGTCTGAGTGGTTGAAGTAGTTAGATGCGATACGTGTGCGCTTATCAGCGAACTGACGTGCCTTATCTGAAACTTGGTTTGCAGCAGAGCAGTTGACCGCTGGCAGTGGTGCCATAACCTCAGAGAGGTCACGGGCCACAATGTCAATAAAGTTTGCTACTACATTTGCATCTACGCCGTCGGGGAAGAAGTCTGGGTAGACCTCAGCGATTTTGCCTTTGCGGACAGCAAGCACGTCAAGGTTGCGAGCATCACGCTCATTATTGCGGTAGCGCATTGACAGTACTCGCGCTGCAACCTGTTCCATTGATAGTGCCATTATTGTCCTAACGATTAAAGGGGAGAATTATTTCTTTTTAGCAATTTTACGCAAAGTTGGATTAACCTCACGGCGAATGATTGCTGCGCCACGAGCCAAGGTGCGTTGGCGGTCTAAAATCATTCTATTTATAAATTGTTTTTGTTGTGAAGCAGATAACTTTGCTGCTGCTTTAGGGAGACTAACAACGATATCTGATGGT